GACTAAATGGCACAAGTGACGTGCCTTGGGAAAGGCTCGGCGTGATGGAGCAGTTTCCTACTGTGCAGTTTTATGACTACACAAAAAGCGTTTCGCGTGCGCTCGCGCACGCACGCGGAGAAATGCCCGCGAATTATCATTTGACCTTCTCGCGCAGTGAATCAAACGAGGTCGAAGCGTTGCAAGTGCTCGCCGCAGGTGGCAACGTGGCCGCAGTCTTTGAGTCCGCAAACCATCCTGAGACGTGGAACGGTTACAACGTAGTGAGCGGAGACGATAGCGACTTGCGTTTTCTTGACGCAAAAAACGTTGTCGTTGCCTTGTATGCCAAAGGCAAAGCAAAGCAGGACAAAAGCGGCTTTGTCATTAAAACTTCCGTTAACGCATAAAAAAATGCTCTCTTTTCTTATCTTCTTAATCGTTCTCTTTCTTATGTTTGCAAAACAGCGCAGTAAAAGATAAAATTTTTCTTGCGTTTGCCATCTCAAACCCTATCTTTTCCACATGATCCTAACTAATCCAAACACGCAACAAGAGCACAAAGTGAACGTTTTCCTTGGTTCAATCGAAGGTTTCCAAAGCCTCGGACACTTCGGTGGCTTTTCTTATCCTACGGCAGAACAGCGCGCCATTATGTCGAACGGCAAATGGTCGCACCGTAACCTTGACGCGAGCGGAAACACAACACTTTCGTTTTCTTTTGAGAAAATGCTTTGCTACGTTGTTGACTCGTCAGGCTAAACCCTTATTTTTTACACACATGAAAAACCCACTAATTGATGGAAAGCTAGTTGACTTGAAATCTGTCGAATTCGATGACATCGACCACAAGGATGCGCCCGACTATTCAGACGCATTTATCTCGGAGGCGTCGTTTGTTGACGGCACGCCGTTGACTGATGAACAGCTGGAAGAGCTGTTTGACCTTTGCGGATATGATTTGCTGATGGACTATATACACTAAAGAAAAAAGTATATAGCGTTGTATATAGAAAAGTATATAGCGCTATATACACTCCCCGCCTTTATACAAAAAAGTATATAGCGAATTGTATAGGGCGCGGGGGGGGATGGTAATTCCTCACTCTACCATCAATTTAAACCATCTTAATTTAATTACTCGCTCTCTTATGTTAGTTAAGGCTAACCCCCTAACCCTTTTCTGAGAAAACGAAAAGAGCCTAAAAACAACTAAAAGCAAAGTCTGCTTTCCGGGCGGGGGAGAATTCTATAAAACCTTTAATACATCTTCTCTTTTACAATTTAAAGAAGCATCCATAGCTTCTCCGTATGTATTAAATGTGCCAATATTAGTTTTAAATCTTTGAACACGAAACTTTTGTTGCCCATTTTTTAAAGTATATGCTCTTATTCCATTATTGAATGTCTTTGTGTTCTCGTTATTTCCTTCAGGAGTAACTTCTCTTAAGTTTGATATAGAGTTATTTAAAGGATTCTGATCGTCATGGTCAACCAACATACCTAAATGCGGCCAACGATTATGGTACATAGCAAAAATGATAATATGTAATTGCCTAACTTTTCCTTGTATATTAACTGTTTTATATTCGGTCGCATCAGAACCTAATTCTTTATTCAGTCTTTTGCTAAATAACTTACCGTTTTCAAAATCAACAATATAGTTCTCATGTAGATATTCTATAGATAATTTATTTTTATAATCTGTATAAGCTCTTATATATCGTTCTTTATTGATAGGAGAGTAGCTAAGATATTCCAAAAGAGCGTCTCTCTGCTCGAAAGTAATATAAAACTCTTCAGATTCTTGATTTTGCTGCTGATCTTCGCTCATAAATTAGTTTTCGTTGAAAAATTCGCCGTGAAGTTCCCTAGCTTTAGCATCGCGCCAAGCTTTAGCTGCAAGGATAGCTTCTTCTTCAGAACTGTATTTTTTATAAGCAAAATATTTTCTATATGTTTTTTTATTTTTTGAAACATGAGCATGACAACCTTTTTTTGCCTTAAAAACACCTTTTATACCTGATTTAGTTCTTCTAAATAATCTTCTATTAGTCGCATTCTCTGATTTTGTACCTTCTCTTAAATTGCAAGGTCTATTATCCCACGGTTTGTTATTTATATGGTCAACATCATAGCCTTTTTTGGGCCAACGACCATGATATAAACAAAAAACAATTTTAGCCACAGCAACTCTAAATCTATAATGTTTATAAAAAAAATCAATTTTTAAAGCGCCATTTTTTCCACCAACATATCCAATTTTTCTATCTGTTTTGATTCTAAATATATCGCCATTATCATTATACCTAAATAATGGAGCTATTTCTTCAGGAGAAATGCAATCTTCTATCTCATGTTTGCGGGGATGAGCTTTCCAAACCTTTATAGACTCAGAAAAATTCTCTATTCCACCAATCTTGTTTAAGATATCTAAAAAATCTTTAACAACTGCGGCAGTTATAACGACTTTTTCTTTTGGAGGTGCTTTTGTTTTATTTAAACCCATAAAAGATATTTACTTAACCTTTTCCACTAAAAGCGCCAACAACTCATTAGAGATATCTTGTTTACCATAAGTATAATCAGGAAGAGTAGTAGAAGAGCCTGAATAATGGTCAAATTCGGAAACTTGAACGTAATTCAACGGACCCAAATGCGCCAAATATCTACATTTTTCTTCGTTATACTCTTTTGGAAGGTTATCGAACAACCAAACAGCGCCCGGTTCAATTTGAGGAATTTTGCCAGTGCGCCCGCGAATATCCTCACGCGAGTATATATCTTCGGCCTCAAATCCAAAGGAAAAGGCTTTGTTCATGGCAAGAGCATAGTCTCTTGTAGCTACTGTGAGCATAAAAACCTTAGCCTTCTTGCGAGCTTGCTCCAAAAACGCGACAGAACATTCTCTAACCTTCGTATTATAATGCTCTTTTGAGCCTAAAGTTATCTTTTGATAACCGGGCATAACTGATTTGGAGAATAATCCATAAGTATGGATTAATGTTTCATCTAAGTCAACGAATATGTATTTGTTCATGTTATGCCTTAATTAAAAATATTAAAAATAGCTCAATCAAAGTTGCTAATTTGAATCCCAAGTACAAGGTCATCCCCAGTACTATCCTGTTTTTCAGTGTTTTCATTAAATTTTGGTATTTTGTGTAGGTATGGCTTTAAATCAAATCTTCCAGCGTGAAATTCGGCGTGGCAGTTCTTGCATAATGGGGCGCACTTCTGTAATTCTTTTATAAGTTCTTCATCATCTAATTTTCTTCTACACTCTCCTATCTCAAACTTTTTCTCTGACGGGACAATGTGATGAAAGTCTATTGCTTCCGGAACAGAATGTCCGCATCTGATACATGCGCCGCCTAAATGGTTAATATAACTAATTTTTAAACATCTTGCTACATCTCTCCTCGTTTTTAAATTTCTATGTGGAGTTTTATCATAGCATTCTTTACAACTTCCCCTAAGACCAAATCGACCTGCCTTATTCACATAAAAATCAGACAAAAGCTTAAGCAATTTGCAAGCACGACAAGTTTTATGTGTTACAGTTTGATGCGTTACTAAAGTATCAACTATTGTATCAGTTTGCGTCATTCAAATCCTCTTCATAAGGTGGCTGAGAACCATTTTTAATATAAGAAAACAATTCTTTTAAGCCTTTAACAAAGTCGCGTCTGGCTTCTTTAGAGTTAAAGGTCATTTGAATCAAGAATGTTAAGCCTCCCAGCACAATAAAGGCTGGGATAGCTAATAGCGCCCAAATTAATCTGAAAACTAAGCTTTTCATTTTAGGTCCAAAACTTTTCGCGGTTTTTAACCACAAAGTCGCACAAAACTGTGTCGCATTCGTTAAGGTGTTTGTCCATTTCAATGTAAGCTGTGAAATTATCATTCTCTAAACTCAAAGCGTGATTGTGAATATCGTCTAAAAGCTTTTGCCGTCCGCCTTTAGCGTAATCGTAAGCTTCTTTAAGTTGTTTAACGAATTGAATTTCCTTTTCAGTCTCTGAACAAATATGTTCAAGATATTTTTCTCTTTCAACTAGCTCAACAACGCAAGCAAGATGAAACAAAACGATAATTTCGACCATATCTATTTCTCCGCTCTTATCAAACACAGCGTTACGAAACTCTTTGCGTGGATGACGCAAAAAGTTCTTGATTTTGCGCTTAATAAATCGGTAATTGGAACCAACTGAATAATAGCAATCATCATAAGTTTCTCTTAGGAAACGCTGAACAGGATACTGAACGGACAAGTAAGCGTAATACTTGTCCCACTCTCTAAAACCTAGAGCGTATGGCGCAACGTACCATCCAGTAGGCCAAAACCATACTTTCTTTTCTGTTTTTTCTTTACCTTGTGAAATGTATTCTTCTGCTGTCATATTATTTAGAGTTCGATTGTTCTAGGAGCGTTAATTGGTTTGTATTGTTCAGTGCAGATAGCTGCATTAACAAACATAGTGTTGTTTTTAACTTCGATGCCGTAGCCATTGTGGATATGGCCAAAAACATGAAGCTTAAGTTTAAGGTTTTCAGTGATTGTAGTGAATAAGTTGGCGCATCCAACGTGAACATTGCCCGGAGCTTTGTCAAGAATACTCATAGGTGGACCATGAGTAATCAAAACATCAGTATTTTTTGGAATCAAGTTCCAATGTTCTTGAATAGCCAATCCGCGTTTGCGGTTAAACGCCCAATCAAAGAATTCTGGTTGAACTGGCGATCCCCAAAAGTTTAAACCTTCAATTGTGACGCCTTCATCTTGAAGATAGTGAATGCCCGGCGGTATGATCGCGTTGATTTCAGAACGGCTTGCTTTTTCCATCCATTTATCATGATTACCAGCGATAACAAGCTTGTATTTGTGCGGCAAAGAGCCGAACCATGCGAAAAACTCGACGCAATCAAAGTAATCGCCGCCATTACAAAAGTCTCCAGAGTGGATAATCATATCTCCATCTGGAATCTTACCTTTTAAATGACCGTGAAGTCCATGAGTGTCTGAAATACAAATAATTTTCATACGAATTCAACCATTTCTTTGTCGCCATCTACGATATACTTTAAAAATGTTTTATATTCTTCGCTAACGGTAGATTCAATACCGATTACATAAGCAGTCATTAAAATATCGGACAAGAGCTTCTCTTGCGTTTCCGTAGAGTAAGCTTTTAGCGCGTTAATGTGGCCTTCAAACTTTTTTGGAAGCTTTAACTTTGCTGGTTTTTTGTTTTTTAGATTTTTCTTTGGTTTCATTAGTTTCTACTCCATAATAATCACAAACTATGCGAAGAGCACCCGCGAGAGTGAGGTTGTATTCCAAATCCTCTGTTTCCCAACTTTCTAATTTCTTTTTAGACTGCAAAATTTTAACATTTTGCATTGTATTCTCATAATGCCATTTGAGGCTAGTTGATGTGAGACTATCGGCCAAATCTGCGCTAAAGAGAGGAATCTCTGAGAGAGTTTTTGAGTTCATAATTTTTAGAGTGGTCGGTTTTAAACCAAATGTCAAGACTTTGTGATAAGAAATCGTAAAATTCATCATCTTCTCGCACAGAATTAAAACGAATGTCTCGATTTGCGAGTTCTTGATACACCGCAGCAGTCATTGCAACGATGTCTCCTTTGTAGATTTCTTTGTTAGTTGTTAAGGTCATGCGATTTTGTGAAAAAAGTTAGCGATTGCTGTAAAAAACTTATATTTGTAGCGAGAGAAATTGCGGTAAGTGAGAGTATAAAAAATATACTTATTGTACCAAATATTATGGTTTCTAGCGATCTGCTCTTTCCATCTCTTCTCGTTTTCTAGTCTCTCTTTGTTTGATTCTTTAGTGAATTTCGCCAAAACAATGCTATCGCAAACGCCGTGAGTGAAAGTAGCTTCGTAATCTACGGAGCAGTCCCAAAGATCAAGAACGTCTCGGTAATAAGTGTAGAAAACGATCTTGCCGTGATGGTTAACTTGTTCAAGATACTCTCCGCTTCTTTCCATATGGCCGAAATCCCAAGGGCCAGATGGCTTTTCTGGCTCGACAAATTTATTCACTTCGTATTTTCGTACAAAGAGTTTTTTGCCTTGGATAATATAAGTTTCTAAGCAATTGATCAAATCTTTAGTTTGAAAATCGCCGTTATTAGAGTTTAGGCCAAGGCAAATCATTTCCTCTGAGTAAGGAAGAGTGTCGCTAACGATAATTGTGTCGAACATTCCCATAAAATTATTTATTTGGTTTTAAAGTTTTGGAAACGAGGTATCCGTCTCCTGATGGAGTGAAATCAACACTATCTCCTTCATTAAGTCCAGCCTTTTTGAGCATTTTTTTTGGAATTACAATGAAGTAGCCGTCTTTGTCTTGAAGAACAGGCACTTGCACCTTATTTTTCTTTTTAAAAATATCATCAATTCTGTTTGCGAATTCGTCAGAAGAGATAGAAGATGGGCGACGTTTTGATCCTTTTCCGTTCATAAGTTATAGTAGTTCAAGAGGTGGTTTTTCCAGTTAAAGTGTAAAAAATAGCATGGAAGATCAGATGAATTCTTTTATTTCTCAAAATTCGGTACTTTTGGTAGCGGGCGTTGCTTCGTTGCTGTTTAAAGAATTTATCATCAACATTGTCAAGAGCATTATCTTTAAAATGACATCTGGATTAAAAGAAGATGACGTTTTAATGTTTTGGGACGGCACAAAAAGCCCAGCGAGAATTGTGAGAATCGGCTTAATGTCAACAACTTTGTTTATCTACGACGTAAACGAAGAAGGAATCATCACTGGCGGCAGTCGTCTTGTTATGCAGAACGTGAAACTGGAAAATGTCAAGTTCTTGAAACGGCTAGCAATGATTGACGACGCTGATCTTAAACAGTTCAAAAAAAGTGTAAAATAATCAGATGCCTTACGTTACTTACGATAAAATCAGGGCGTATTTTACGAACGCTGATAGCGCTACCGACAACATCTTGTACGCAACTAGTTTAAGCGCATCAAACACAACTAGTTTAAAAAGAGTTAGAAGAATTGGTCAGGAGATGGATTACTACATTCAAACTGGCCCAAAAAGTTCAAGTATTTCCGCAAATGTTCTTTTAGTTTCTGGAGAAATCAACAAAATCATCAATTTAACTGGAGATTCTGTTGGCGGATCAGCAATCAAAGTTCCAGATTACCAATTTAGTAAATGTTATTTAAAAAGTTTTTCCGCATCGTTTGAACCTTGGAAAGTTGCGTCTGCCGCTTTACAATTCGACTCTTACGGATTAGCTAATGGCACAGGAGTTTACGCTTATACTGAACAGCAAGCTTCTTCTGAGGTTTTGCTCTCGCCTTTAAGAGCAACAACAATTCAATTCTCTGCTCCAAGCTTTTCCACTACTCCAATCTCACAGTACGAGAATATTTCTTTCGATATTCAAGTTGATAGAGTTCCAAATTTTGTTATTGGCTCGGAATATCCCGAAAAAGTTAGCGTTTCTAAAGTTACAAAATCTTTGCAAGTAAACGGACTGTCCAATGCAGATTGGCTATCTGATTATCAACCAAACACAACAGTAACCTGCACAATTACAATGTCGGACGCTACTGTTTTTTCGGTAGCTGGCGTTTTATCTAATCAAAGTCTCTCTGTTGATTCCAACGGAGTAGCTAAAGGAGGATTGCAGATTATTGAAGAGATGGTTTAACACTTTATGGCAAAAAAAGCCCCTAAGAACAAGAAAACTAAACCTGCGGGAATCACAATTCCGCAACTAAAACAAGAAATCAAATTTAAAGAAAGAAAATTTAAGTTTTCAGATAAGCAACAAGACTTATTAAAAATACTTTTAAACGAGCAGACCAAAATCTCTTTCATCGCTGGACCAGCGGGAACATCAAAGACATTTATGGCTGTTTACGCAGCGTTAAACCTCATTAGCAACAATGACAAAGAAATCATTTACATTAGAACAATCGCAGAGAGCGGAGAGAAATCTCTAGGAGCACTGCCCGGAACAGTTGGCGACAAATTTGCGCCTTACTTGATTCCTCTTGAGGATAAAGTTCACGAAATGATCGAAGCTACTGATGCTTACCGTCTTAAAGACGATGGTAGGCTTACCGCAATACCAGTTAACTTCCTAAGAGGCAGCACATTCACTGATAAAATCATTATTGCTGATGAAGTGCAAAACTTTACAGCTAAAGAGATTACAACTCTCTTAACTAGAATTGGAGAAGGCACAAAAATCTTTTTATGCGGAGATTTTATGCAATCGGACATTAAAGTTAAGAATGGTTTCCTTGATTTCTTCGATCTTTTCACTGGAGAAGACTGCATGGAGAAAGGAATCTATACTTTCGAGTTCTCCGAAGAAGATATTAAAAGAAGCGAAATCTTAAAATTTGTTGTAAAGAAGATTAACAACATTAATCTCCGTTATAGAATAAAAGATGAGCAGCGCAGCGTCAAAAACGTCTCAGTTGAATAGTTGGGCAAATATTATTAAGGTATTTGGCGGAATTTTGATCGCCTGTACGTTGTACTACCTAAATACAACGTATGTAAAGAAGGATGATTTTAATCCTGTTGCTTTAGAGATGAAAGTTCAGGCAGAGCAAATGTCTTACGTTAATACAGAGGTAAAAAATATTTCTCGACGCCTTTCAAAGATAGTAGATGATGAAGGAAAGCCAGTTAATACAGACAAAATGGTTGAAATACAGAAAGATATAACTAAGATATTAGTAAAGCTGGAAAACCTTAACGATAAGGTT